AATACCTTTTTTATTAGTGAATGTAATGATTGCATTTTGACCGATTAATGTTTTAGAGATAACGAATCTTGATTTAGTAATTTGCATAATGTATTTAGTTTAAAGTGTTAATATTTATTGGTTACATATATATTATCCAACATACTTCGTAATGTATTTGTAAAACAAAAACGTGAAATATTCTACAGAAATAAAAAATAGTATAAGATCATACGACGAAACGACGAGAGGAAAAGCGGAAACGAGATCACGAAAAGTAAAACGCAGAGCGGGGCTGGGAAGATAAAAACGGTTTCGGGTTTGGGGCGGGGCGCCAGGGGAGGGGGGGGCTACACTTTCCTTCAATATTTATAATACTTTTTATGTGACAATAGGCTATTAATAAGAGAAGAGTAAGGGGCAAGTGTCACACTTTTTAATATCTATGTTGTGCAAGTGATAATATAAACATCGATAATAAAAGATTAATCTTAAAAAATAAACAATGGCATTTAAAATGAAAAATCAGTCTATGGCTAAAATGGTCAAGGCTGCAGGAGATAGCAGAGTTGCTATGAAAATGAAGAAGGAGTCTGCAATGAAACTCAAGGAAAAGTCTCCAATGGAAAAAGAATTAGTTGGTAAGCAAGGTAATTTGCCACCAGAGCTTAAAGCTAAGATCGAAGCTGCGCCAAGCAAGATGAAGAAAGCAACAGGTAAGGCAGATAAAAGAATTAGTGACAAATTAACTAAAGATAAGCTTACTAAAAACTTCAGTGGTGATAAGCGTCCTGGGAAAGCTACTGGCAAAGCAGCTGATAAAAAAGGACCTATGACGATGAAGTCTGCGATGAAAAAAGATCTTCCAGAAGTTCGTATTACGGAAGAAAAAGAAAAAAAGAAAAAAGGACCTAGAAGGGTAACAAAAGATCTTAAGTACCCTTACTCTAAAAACAAGTTTGGTGATCTTCTGTATAAAGGTGACATTATAGGCAAAAGAGACGCTGCAAAAATTAAAGACTCTGACTTGTATGAGTACAACCCAATAAAGCCTACAAAGAAAGGTGACTCTGCAGTTCCAATGAAGCGTAAAACACAAGTTGATGGAGAACAAGTTACAGCTAGTAAAGCTTCAGGCGGTATGTTTATGAAGAAGCCAATGAAGATGAAAAAGAAATAACGGAAAGACCGTTAACCACGTTATTAACCTAAAACCAAATTATTATGACGTACCTATATTACCAGACTACCTCAACGGGTGGTCAAACTAAAGTAAACGATAAAACCAAAGCTGAGTGGGAACATTTAGCTAACAAAGAGAACTGGAGGATAACTCAGTTACCTAACGGATTTTATCAAACCGAAGTTTCTAACCCTAAAAACGAAGAGTGGCACGATGTCACGCGACGAGAGACAATGGAAGGAGCTGAGTCAGCAATTGACGGAAGCATCGACCACTTCTCTAAAAAGTTAGAAGCTACAAAAGGACCGAAAGTCGTTAAGACATTCAAGAAATAACTCAAACCTAATTAAATTAAATCAAATCAAATGGAGTACAACAATCCTAGTCTCCTCATCAAAGAACTAAACTTTGGTGAGGATGCTAAATCCAAAATTACTGCTGGTGTAACTAAGTTAGCTAGCGCAGTTAAACTAACTCTTGGCGCTTCAGGTAAGTGCGTAGTGTACGAAGATGCTAGAGGAAATCCAGTTATTACCAAAGATGGTGTAACTGTAGCAGAAAGTGTAGTTTTATACGATCCAGTAGAAAACATTGGCGCTACACTAATCAAAGAAGCTGCTAAAAATACAGTTAAAGAAGCCGGTGACGGTACTACAACAGCAACTGTATTAGCCGAGTCCCTACTAAATACAGTGAACTCACCTAGATTTAAGGGCTGCACCACTCGCGATCTGCGAAATGGTGTTTATTCTGGCCTAGAAAAGGTAAATGACTACCTAAATTCAGTAAAAATAGACGTAAATGACGATATGCTGCAACATGTAGCTGCTATATCTTGCAATAACGACAACAAGTTAGGCGATATTATTGCTGAAGCTTACAAAACTGTAGGAAAAGACGGTGTTGTGCTAATGGAAGAGTCAGAGACTGAAGAAACTTATGTAGAAATAGTAGATGGCGTACAAATAGACTGCGGTTTAACGTCGCCAAACTTTGTAACTAACAAAGATAAGCATAAATGTGAACTAGATAACCCATTAGTATTTATATGCATGTCTGAGATACCTAACGTGCGTAAAATACAAGGTATACTAGAGTATGCTATAAAGAATAATAGAGCTTTATTGATAGTAGCACCGGTTGCACAGCCAGTTAAAGCTACGCTTATGATGAATAAAGTAAAAGGTAACATTAAAGTTAACATTGTAGACTTACCAGGCTTTGGTCCTACTAAGAAAGATACATGTGAAGATCTTGCTATACTAACAGGTGCTACTGTAATGAACGAAGAACTTGGTGATGATTTAGATCTCGTAAAGCCTGATTGCTTAGGTGAGGCTGAATTTGCTACTACAGACGATAGAACTACAGTAATAACTACGATAGAAGATTTAAACGAAGATATATCTGAAAGAATAGATAATGTTGCTAAAATGGTTGCGGATGAAAAGAACGGTTACGTTAAAAAGAAGTTGGAACAAAGACTGTCTATGCTATCGGGTAGTGTTGGAATTATCCGTGTTGGAGCAGACTCTAAGGTTGAACTTAAAGAAAAGAAAGACAGGATCGAAGACGCGATATACGCTACAAAGGCTGCCTTAAAAGAAGGTATAGTCCCAGGTGGCGGCGTAGCACTTCTTAATGCTTCACAAAACATCGAAGCTGAAAGCGAAGGCGAAAAGCTATTACTAGAATCTATTAAGTCTCCATTTAAAACTATTATGTACAATGCTGGCTTTGAAGCTTTAGGTTATCCTGAAGAGTCTGGAAAAGGTGTCAACGTAGTAACAGGTGGCGAAGTAAGTATGATAGAAGAAGGTATTATAGATCCTGTGCTAGTAACTAAGTCAGCGCTTAAAAATGCAGTAAGTGTTGTCATGACTATTGTTTCTGCAGATTGTATAATTTCAAACGCAAGAGCAGATGAAGGCAGTTAATCATTACGTTATAGTAGACAAGGTTAAGACTGAACAAAAGAAAGTTGCAGGTCTTATTATGACAGAAGACTTAGACGAAGATAACAGATATTTAAAAGGTAAGGTTATATCTGTTGGTAATTTAATAGATTTTATAAAAGATGGTGATGTTGTCTATTACGATAAGCACGCTGGCCACGGAATACATTTTGAAGATAAACTTTATTTTGTTATAAAGGCAAGTGATATTGTACTAGTAGATTAAACATAAACCATAAACTTTAATCCTTAAACACAAAATCACAAACAAATTATTTATTAATCATTAAAACTATTTAAAATGACTGATCCAATTTTAATTTTTATCGACGCCGCTGATGACGCTGCTGCTTATCCAGCTTCAAACCTATTAGGTATGACTGTAGCTGGTGATGGTACTTTGTTAGTAAAATTCGGTAGTTCAATTGGTAGTGGTGGTACAGACGGTTCTGCGGCTGATATTATTACTCTAACTGTTACTGCTGATACTGAGCTAGCTGTATTCAAAGGTATCGCTGAAGCTATTGAAGGAGCTAAAAGAAACGCTAAAAATCTAGGTCACGTTACAATTTGTGACGACGTTAACGGTGTTTTTGCACATCCTAACATTTTAAGCTGTACATTAGCTATTGACTCGTAATAGATGAGACTAACATCTCACGATTTACGTGAATTACAAATCCTTAAGTATTACAGGCTCACTAGAAAGTGGGCTTGTAAGACTTACGGGTTAACAGATGCCGATCTTGAACTTCTAATATTTTTAGATTGTCAAAAACGGTTTACAAGACAAGAATTTATTAATGGTACTTACACCATGAGCTGGGATAAAACTCGGTGGGATAAACTAAGAAAACTAGGCTGGATAGAGGTCTGGCGTCATCGAAATCGAACAACGATTAAATACAGCGTCTTCAAAACCTCTTTTAAATGCAGCCAACTTATAAGTAGAATATACCGCGTATTGCTCGGTGAAGAAGATCTACCGGTATCAGATCGCAGTGTATTCTATAATAACAAATCATATACAGATAAAGTGTTTAATAAAGCTATAGACGATATGATTAAAGACTCTGATAGATAATATGGGATTTAAGATGAAAGGTATGTCTTTTGGTAACGAAGACAAAAAAGAAGTACGTAGAGAAAACAAGCAAGTAAGAAGGCTTAAGCGTCTTAGAAAGCTTGAGAGTAAAGGTAAGACTGACTCTAAACGATACAGTAAGTTAAAAGATAAAGTATATAATCCTTTCCCTAGTAAATAGATACATTATGGCGTTTAAAATGAAAAACAAAGATCTAGGAAGATCAACTAAAATAGCTGGAGAGTCTGATTCTAGAATGAAGCAGTCTCCTATGAAGTTTGACTATAGTGGATTTTTAGATAAAGCTGGTACTGCTTTAAGCGCAGCAGGCATGATACCTGTTGTAGGTAATGTTGCTGACGCTGCAAATACTGCTTTATCTGCTGGTAGAGCTGGGTACGCTAAATATAAAGGAGACGATGCAGGTGCTGCAAGACACGCTAAAGAAGCAGCTATAAACGCTGCGGCTATGATACCAGGTGCTGGATTAGCAGTTGGCGCTGGTAAACTAGCTGTCAAAGGAGCTAAAGCAGTCAAAGGTGCTAGTGCTGTTGCTGACGCAACTAAGGTGGCTAAAGTAGCTGATAAAGGCTCTGATGCAGCTAAAGCAGCTGACAAGTCTATTGACCTAAGCAAGACAGAAAAAGCTGTTGGCAAGACGGCTAAGCAAACAGTAAAGAAGGCTGCTAAAGATACAGTTAAGCAAGCTCCAAAAAGCTTAGCAAAAGAAGGTGCTAGCAATGAAGCTAAGAAAGTAGTTAACAAAGAAGAAAAGCCTAGCAAGCCTAAAAAAATAGCAACTAAAAAAGTTAAAAAGCCAAACATTAAGAAACTAGCATAATGGGGTTTAAACTAGGTAAAGAAAGTAGGCAAATAAGAACATCTAAAAGTACACCTATATTTAGGAAGAAACTAGATAAAGGTGTTGTAGCGGAAGCCAACTTAGACGGATCTATATTTATAAACAAAAATGTTAAGCCTGGTAGCGCTCTTGAAAAAAGAGCTGTGCGCCACGAGCAAAAACATCTTGATGACATGAAAGATCCTAAGATAAAATTATCTTACGGAGATGACTATGTTAGATTTAAGGGTAAGACATATCCAAGAAAAGACGGTAAAATAAAGTATAACGGCAAATGGTCCGAAGAAGGAAGCATGGACTTTCCTTGGGAACAAAGAGCAAAAAAAGCAGAATAGATATGGCATTTAAAATGAAAAACGGTTCAATGGCTAAGATGGCTAAGGAAGCTGGAAACAATAGGGTTTCACCTATGAAAGATAAACTACCAACCCCTGAAGAAGACAAAGCGTTGTTGGCTAAACTTCGAAAAGAAAGAAATCTGAGTACTGAAACAGAAGGAGTGTTTGCTGAAGAAAACAAGGAGCAACTAAAAAAAGTTAAAAAAGCTTATAATAGAGAAGTTAATAGAGACGTCCGAGCTATGTCTAGAAAAGAGGCTAGGCAAGAAGTTAGAGCAGATAGAAAAGAAGGTAGAGCTGAAAGAAAAGCTTACAAGAAAAACGTTAAAAGAAATAAAGGTGGAGCTTTTGCTGGTGGAGTAGAAAGTAAATCTGCTGGAAAAAATGTACCTGGAGCGTTTTCTTCTAAGAAGAAAAAGAAATCATATTTAAAAGCTAAAAAATATAAAGAGTTTGACAACTTCGTTGCTGACGTTAGCAGCGCTAGAAAAAGAGAATCTGGAAGTAACAATAAATAAAAAAACGATATGGCGTTTAAAATGAAGAATGAAGGAATTAAAAAAATTGTTGGCGAACTTAGAAAAGCTAGCAAAACGCACGCTGGTCAAGCAGACAGGCTAGAGAGCATGTCAGCTATGAAGATGAAAAAAGAAGACAAGCAAGTGCCGTTATCAGCTTATGAAAAAAAGAAAGGTACAGAGATCACAGGAGGAAACAAGGCTGAAAGAATAAACGATCTTGAAGATAGAATTGAATTTTTGCAGTCAGACTTAAAAGAAGGCAAAGGTGATATCGCTCAATTAAAAATATTAAAAGCTAAATTAGCTCAATTAAAAAAATCATGATAAACAACTTAATAGGAGGTTTATTCGGCAAAGTCTTAGATAACGCAGAAGGTATACTTGACAAAGTAATCACAACTGATAAAGAGAGAGACGAAGCTAAACTAGCATTAAAATCAATAATGCTTGAAGCAGAACGTGAAGCTTTTGCAAAAGAAGTTGAAGATCGCAAGTCTGCACGTGATATGTATAAAGACGATGCTATTATTCAAAAGGTATTAGCAACATTATTTACAGTAGCATATTTTGGTATTACATTTGTAATGTTTAATTACTTTGTTACTAAAAGCTTAGAACTAGGTGAATTTGAAATTAGCTTTATATCAACAATATTTGGCGCCATGAGTGCTAAGGTAAATACAATAATAGACTTCTTCTTCGGTGGAAGTTCAAAGAAAAACGAACAAACAAACAAATAAAATTATGGGAATGAATTCAACAGCTACAGCTTATAACTTTGGACAATTTGGTTCTACGTTTCTAAGCGGTGATGGAGCTATATTAGATCTATCTCAGACTGACGCTAAATACTACGTTTGCGCTATAACTATGGTGAGTGCAACAAAATTTGGTGGTAGTGGACTAGGTATTTTAGATGCTGGTAAAGGTCTTGGTTTAGGTAACACGCATTTTGCGTCTAACGAAGATACTCAAACATTAGATACTGATTGGGGTGCTGATACAAATGCAGGTGATAACGATAGTGATCTTATAGTGCTAGACGGTAGTGGAACAGAGTTTCCTGCTGGTATGACTCTATACGGTATGTACGACTATGTAGAGTTACACGCTGGAGACGTTATATGCTACGTAGCGCCAAGACCAGACTACAGAACTAGAGCGGCTGCTATATAATGGCATTAGGTAACGCAAATACATCAGCGCAGTCTAGAGGTAAGAACAAGCCTATACTAGTAAGAAGAAGAAAAGAGGTAGTTTTAGCTAAAACGTATGGTTCTATTTCTGGAACAACGGTTCAAGCTAGGGCCGCTTGCGACACTAGAGACTCTCTTAGCGAAACGTATTACCATAATGGTAGTGGTTCAACTCCTAGAGTTAACGATAGAGTTTACGTGTCAAGAAGAGCTGACGACAGAAGAGGCGCGTTGCAAGACGGTTTTTACAAAGTTACTGCTGATAGTAGAACCTTCGTAAGTATACAAATAACAAGCGGGGTAGTTGCAGCCGTAGAAAACTGTAGATAATAAACAATTAACTTAAATTAAATTAAATCATGGCAAAAAGAAAAACACCCAAGGTCAAAGACCTTAGGCCAGAAGCAATTAGCAAAGATCAACTAGCTAAAATGCAAAACGTAGTAAAAGCAATAAACCAAGGGCAAAGCAAAATTGGTATGCTTGAATCGCAAAAACACGAACTACTACACGAAGTCATACAACTTCAAGGTATGATTGGCCAAATACAAAAAGAAATAAAAGAAGAGTACGGCGACGTTGATATAAACATTAGCGACGGATCAATTAAATATAATAAAAATGAGCAAGTTAATTCGTAAAATTACAATAGGTAAAGATTATAAAATAGATGCTATGCATTATTCTGTAGGCCAAGAGGTTTATGGAGGACATACTATCTGTGACATAGTTGAAGAGAAAGACAAGTACAGTATATACATAAAGAAAAACAAAGACGTTATGCCTTGGAAAGACTTTAATAAGAACATGGCTGTTTCTGTTGAGTACAACCTAGAGTATTAATGAAATCACCATACAACTACATAATAAAGCCTAATGGCAACAGATACAACAACTCTGTAGAAGTTGGTGATAAGAGTCTAATTACTAACACAGACATATTTGATCATAAGCATGTGAATAGAGAGGCTACAGTTTTAGCCACACCTAAAGCTACTGATACTAATATAAAAGAAGGTAACACTATTATCGTTCATCACAATGTGTTTAGAAGATGGAACGATGTTAGCGGTAAAGAGCGTAACAGTAAAAGCTTTTACAAGGAAGACATGTACTTCGTAAGTGAAGATCAAATATTTGCTTATAAGCAAGAAGACAAATGGAGGCCAATGAAAGGGTTTTGTTTTGTTAAACCTATTAAATCAAAAGATAATTTTACTCAAGATGTAGAAAGGCCTTTAGTAGGAATAGTTAAATACTCTGACGGATCTCAAGACGTTGGTGATCTAGTAGGATTTACTCCTAACTCAGAGTATGAGTTTGTTATCGACGGAGAAAGACTATATAGAGTATACTCTAAATTTATTACAATTAAATATGAATATCAAGGAAACGAAGAAGAATATAATCCAAGCTGGACATAAAGCAGTTGAAGAACTTATCAAAGTTGCTAAAGAAGCTATTATTGATAGTGATGATGACATTACTGCCGATAGACTTAAGAACGCTGCTGCTACAAAGAAGCTCGCTATCTTCGATGCCTTTGAGATACTTAATCGTATACAAGAAGAACAGGCTTTGCTTGAAGGCAAGGTTGTTGAAGAGAAGAAAGAGAAAGTTTTTAAGGGCTTTGCCGAAGGTAGATCTAAATAATGTACGAACAAAGTTTATACGAAATAATAGAACCAGTTAAGAGAACTACTATAAGTAGACTTAATAAAGGTAAGAAGTGGAAGCGTGGCTACAACAAAGAGCATGACGTTGTAGTTCTTAGTAGCACTGGCCAAATAGGTGAGATATACAATATACAAGGGTTACATATAGCTTTACCTAAGGTGCCAAAAAACGTGCATTCAAACAAAGATAAAAAGTGGAGGCAACTAGAAAAGCCTAGTGTGCTTAAAAAAATAAAAACTATATTTGATTGGAAAGCATATCCAGAAGAACAAAAAGAACAGTGGCACGAATATATAGATGAAGAGTTTAATAGACGCGAAGAAGGATTTTGGTTTAACAACAATGGCAAGCCAACTTATATAACAGGAACGCACTACATGTACTTACAGTGGAGTAAAATAGACGTTGGCGCTCCAGACTTCCGTGAGGCAAATAGATTATTCTTTATATTCTGGGAAGCTTGCAAAGTAGATTCGAGATGCTACGGTATGTGTTACTTGAAAAACAGACGTAGTGGTTTTTCTTTTATGAGCTCTGCTGAAACAGTTAACTTAGCCACTATTTCAAGTGACTCTAGATATGGTATACTATCTAAAAGTGGTGCTGATGCTAAGAAGATGTTTACAGACAAGGTTGTACCTATATCTATAAACTATCCTTTTTTCTTTAAGCCAATACAAGATGGTATGGATAGACCTAAGTCTGAGCTAGCATACCGTGTCCCTGCGAGTAAATTTACCCGTAAAAAAATAGACACTAACGAAAAGCTAGAAGAGATAAAAGGTTTAGATACTACAATTGACTGGAAGAACACAGGGGACAACAGTTATGATGGTGAAAAGCTTTCACTACTAGTACACGATGAGAGTGGTAAATGGGAACGACCAGATAACATACTTAACAACTGGCGAGTTACAAAAACTTGTCTTAGACTAGGTAGTAGAATTATTGGGAAATGCATGATGGGATCAACATCAAATGCTTTAGATAAAGGTGGTGATAACTTCAAGAAGTTATATAATGACAGTGATGTCACTAAAAGAAACAAAAATGGTCAAACAAAGTCTGGTTTATACTCTCTGTTTATTCCAATGGAATGGAACTTTGAAGGCTTTATTGATGAGTTTGGACAGCCAGTGTTTAGAACTCCAGATGAAAGATGTTATGGACCAGACGGTGAACTAATAGATATAGGTGTTGTTGACCACTGGCAAAACGAAGTTGATGGATTAAAAGACGATCAAGATGGTTTAAATGAATTTTATCGTCAGTTTCCTAGAACAACAGAGCATGCGTTTAGAGATGAAACAAAAAACAGTATATTTAACTTAGTTAAGATATACGAGCAAATAGATTATAACGAAGGTATTGGAAGTTCAGCTGTTGTTAATACAGGTAATTTTCAATGGGTTAACGGTGTTAAAGATTCAAAAGTAATATTTTATCCAGATCCAAAAGGTAGATTTAAAATAAGTTGGGTACCACCTGCGCACCTTCAAAATAGAGTAATAGTAAAGAACGGAATAAAATATCCAGGAAATGAGCACATGGGCGCTTTTGGTTGCGATAGTTACGATATATCTGGTACTGTCGATGGTAGAGGATCCAACGGATCTCTTCATGGACTAACCAAGTTTAGCATGGAAGATGCTCCAGCAAACGCTTTCTTTTTAGAATACGTTGCTAGACCTCAGACCGCTGAGATGTTTTTTGAAGACGTGCTAATGGCGTGTGTATTTTACGGTATGCCTATACTAGCAGAGAATAACAAACCAAGACTTCTTTATTATATAAGAAGAAGAGGTTACAGAGGTTTTAGCATGAACAGACCTGATAAGGTTTGGAATAAGCTTTCTGTTGCAGAAAAAGAGATTGGTGGTATACCAAACTCTAGTGAAGATATAAAACAAGCTCACGCCGCTGCTATAGAAATGTACATACAAAGCCATGTTGGTCATTTAGGTGACGGTAGATATGGTAGCTTGTATTTTAATGAAACTTTAAACGATTGGGCAAAGTTTGATATAAATAAAAGAACTAAGTTTGATGCTGCAATAAGTTCTGGTCTAGCTATAATGGCTTGTAACAGACATTTGTATGCGCCTAACGCTAAGGTAGAAAAACCAAAGATAAACTTAAGTATTGCTAAGTATGATAACAAAGGCGGTGCTTCACGAATAATAGAAAATTAAATATGGCTGAATCAATATATAAGAATTATTTCCCTAGTCAAGCTGTTAGTGATTTAGAAAAAATTACTACTGAGTATGGGCTAAAAATAGCTAAGGCCATAGAGAAGGAGTGGTTTGAGTCTAACACGATGGGCAACAATTATTCTAGCAGTAGATATTACAATAATAAAAATACTTTTCACAAACTAAGGCTTTATGCTAGAGGAGAACAAGGTATACAAAAATATAAAGATGAGCTTTCTATAAATGGTGACTTAAGCTACTTAAACTTAGACTGGAAGCCTGTACCTATAATACCTAAGTTTGTTGATATTGTAGTTAACGGTATGAGTGAAAGAGCTTATGACGTTAAAGCGTTTTCACAAGATCCTTACGGAGTAGAAAAAAGAACAGACTACATGCAGCGTATGCTAGATGAAATGCGTACAAAAGATTTTACTAAGTTTTACAAAGAAACTTTTAACGTAGACTTGTCTACGGTTCCAGAAGATAAATTACCAGAAACAGAAGAAGAGTTAGAGCTACACATGCAGTTAACTTACAAGCAAGCTGTTGAGTTGGCAGAAGAACAAGCTATAAATGTTTTACTCCAAGGAAACAACTACGACTTGATTAGAAAAAGAGTTAACTATGACTTAACTGTTTTAGGTATTGGTGCTGTAAAAACAGGTTTTAACAAGTCGGAAGGAGCTACAGTAGAGTATGTCGACCCTGCTGATTTAGTTTATTCATACACTGACTCACCTTACTTTGACGATATATACTACGTTGGTGAAGTAAAAGATGTGCCAATTAACGAGTTAGTAAAGCAGTTTCCTAATTTAAGTGAAAGCGAAATAAAAGATATATTAAATTCTAACAACCAAACTTCTGGTAGATACTCTAGGAAGTATAGTTACGGAAGAGAAACTGACAACAACAAAGTTCAAGTCTTATACTTTAATTATAAGACGTATATGAACGATGTGTACAAAGTAAAAGAAACAGCGACTGGTGCTCAGAAGGCAATAGAAAAAGATGACACGTTTAATCCACCAGAAGAAGCACAAGTAAACTTCATGAAACTGCAAAGATCAGTTGAGTGTTTGTTTGAAGGAGTATTTATAGTTGGTACAGATAAAATAATATCCTGGAAGAAAGTAGACAATATGATGAGGTCTAAAAGTGACTTCAATAAAGTTAAGATGAATTATTCTATTACTGCTCCAAGGATGTACAATGGTAGAATAGAAAGTTTAGTTGGTCGTATAACAGGTTTTGCTGATATGATACAGCTTACACATTTAAAGCTACAACAAGTTATGTCAAGGCTTATACCAGACGGTATATACTTAGATGCAGATGGTTTAGCTGAAATAGATTTAGGTAACGGAACAAACTACAACGCTCAAGAAGCTTTAAACATGTTCTTCCAAACAGGTTCTGTTATTGGTAGATCAATGAACGAGCTTGGCGAAGGAAATCCTGGTAGAGTTCCAATACAAGAAATATCAAGTGGTAGCGGTGGTGCTAAAATGCAAAGTTTAATTGGTACGTATAACTATTACCTACAAATGATACGTGATACAACCGGTCTTAATGAAGCTCGTGATGGTAGTACTCCAGCAAAAGATGCTTTAGTTGGTGTACAAAAACTAGCGGCAGCTAATTCTAACACGGCGACTAGGCACATATTACAGTCTGGTTTATTCTTAACTAAATCTGTAGCTGAAAGTTTATCGCTTAGAATATCTGATATAATAGAGTTTTCTCCTACTAAAGAAGCTTTCATACAAGCTATTGGTGCTCATAACGTAGGTACTCTGGAAGAAATGTCTAACTTGCACTTGTATGACTTTGGTATATTTATAGAGCTAGCTCCAGATGATGAGGAAAAGCAATTGCTAGAAAATAACATACAACAAGCTTTAGCACAAAACAGCATAGACTTATCTGACGCTATAGATCTTAGAGATATAAAAAATGTTAGACTAGCTAATCAACTATTAAAAATCAGGCGCAAGAAGAAAATGGATGATGACCAGAAACGTCAGCAAGAAAATATAAAAGCACAGTCTGACGCTAACGTTCAAGCACAGCAAGCTGCAGCTCAAGCAGAAATACAAAAGCAACAAGCTATAATGCAGATGAACGCGCAAATGGAACAGATAAAAACTGATTCAAAAACAAAGATTATAACTCACGAGGCTAACGTTAAAAAGCAGTTGATGGATCATGAGTTTCAGATAAACATGCAGCTAAAGCAAGTAGATCTTGAGACTGTTAGCAAAAAAGAAAAAGAGAAGGAAGATCGTAAAGACGATAGAACTAGAATACAGGCTTCACAACAAAGTGAACTTATAGAGCAAAGAAAAGCAGGTACTCCACCTAAAAACTTTGAGTCATCAGGTAATGATATACTTGGTGGTGGTATGGGCTTAGGTGACTTTGGGCCTAGATAATTATTAACTTATATTTTATATTATGAATGAAAATGAAAACATTGAGGAGACTCAAGACATTGAATCTACTGAGCAAGTAGAACAACCACAAGAAGAAGTAGTAGAACAAGAATCTCCAGTATCTTATAAAGATGATGGAACAATTGTTCTTAATATGGACAAGCTTAACGAGCTAGAAACTGCCAACGAGCAAGCTCAAGAGTCAGTGGAAGCAACGCAAGAAACTGCAGCTCAAGTTGAAGTCCCTGAAGAAAGCGTAGAGCAAGAGGTAAGTGATACGGTTGAAGAAGCTAATCAAGCTATTGAAGTAGCAGAACAAACTGGACAAGCATTACCAGAAAATATACAGAAGCTAGTTGACTTTGTTAACGACACTGGTGGAAGCGTAGAAGATTACGTTAAGTTAAATAGAGATTATAATGAAATGGATAATCAAACAGCGCTTAACGAATATTATAAAATAACTAAACCTCATTTAAATGATGAGGAAAGAAGCTTCTTAATGGAAGACACCTTTTCGTTTGACGAAGAGATTGACGAAGAAAGAGAAGTAAGAAAAAAGAAAATAGCCTTAAAAGAGCAGGTTGCAGAGGCTAAAGCCTATTTAGACGGGCAAAAGTCTAAGTATTATGATGAGATTAAAGCTGGATCAAACCTTACTGCAGAGCAGCAAGAAGCGATACAGTTCTTTAATCAGTATAACGAGGATACGGTAGAAAGCGAAAGATTAGCTAGAGAAAGATCAGAGCAGTTTACAACGAGGACTAATAAAGTTTTCAACAACGAGTTCAAAGGTTTTGAATACAACGTTGATGGTAAGAAGCTTAATCTTAAAGTGCCTAATGCAAGTGAAGTAGCGAGAAATCAAAGCGACATTAATAATTTTATTGGAAGGTTTTTAAACGAAGACAATAGTATTAACGATGTTGAAGGTTATCACAAAGCTTTATATGCCGCTATGAACCCCGACGTTATCGCAAAGCATTTTTACGAACAAGGTAAAGCTGATGCTATACAAGACACTGTCGCTAAAGCAAAAAATATAAATATGGATGCTAGACAGTCGTATGACAATAACACAGCTGGAGGAATGAAAGTAAAAGCTTTAGATGATAACACCGCTTCGTTCAAATTTAAAAAACGAAATTAATTAACAATTTAAAAACTATTTATTATGGCAATTACTGCAGGTGGTAGTTTGAATAGCGTTCCTGCTGCTCAAAAGCAAACGTTGAACTCAAACTACATCGATTTTACGTCCTCAGCTACTGAAGGCTGGGCACAACAATATTTACCAGATCTAATGGAGAAAGAAGCTGAAGTTTTCGGACCGAGAACTATTTCAGGTTTCTTATCAAAAATTGGAGCTGAAGAGGCTATGACTTCTGATAGAGTTATATGGTCTGAGCAAGGTAGATTACACTTATCTTATAAAGGTAATGTTAACTCAGCGACTGCTGGTGCTAACCCAGGTACTGGTGTATCTAACATTGCACAAATTACTATTGAGTCTGACATTGACGAGACTTCTGGTTTTACAGCTGCTAATCACGGTATTAGAGTTAACGATACTGTTATCGTTGCTAACTCTGACGGTGTTTTCAAATGTTTAGTATCTGTTGTAGCTAGTGAAGTTATTGACGTGCTTCCTTACAGTGCTTCTGCTTTATCAGCTAATACTGCTTCTAAAGGAACTACTATTTTAGTATACGGTTCTGAGTACGGAAAAGGACAGTCTTATGTTACTGCTGCTGGTACTACTAACACTACTGATCAAAGAGGTGCTAACGAGCCTGATTTCAAGACTTTTGTTAACAAGCCAATTATTATGAAAGATTACTACGAAGTATCAGGATCTGATACATCTAGAATTGGTTGGGTTGAGATCACTGGTGAAGAAGGACAATCAGGTTACTTATGGTACTTAAAAGCTGAAGCTGATACAAGAGCTCGTTTTAACGACTACTTAGAAATGGCTATGCTAGAAGGTGAATTTGCTGCTACTTCTTCTGAGGTTCAAGGTTCTACTATCTTACCTGGTAGTACAACTAACGCTGCTGATGATGCTGGTACTGAAGGTTTATTCGCTGCTATCGAATCAAGAGGTAACGAAACTTCTGGTGTTACTGGTGTTAACGCTGCTACTGACTTAGCTGAATTTGACGCTATATTAGCTGAATTTGACAAGCAAGGAGCTATTGAAGAGAACATGTTATTTGTTAACCGTGCTACATCTTTAGCATTTGACGATATGTTAGCTTCTATGAATTCTTATGGTGCTGGTGGTACTTCTTACGGAGTATTTGAAAACGATGAGGATATGGCGTTGAACTTAGGTTTCTCTGGATTCAGAAGAGGTTCTTACGACTTCTACAAGTCTGACTTCCGTTACTTAAACGACAAAGCTACTCGTGGAGGTATTAATGATGCTGCAGGATCTGCTGCAATTAGAGGGG